GTACCTGAAATTCCCCGGTGGCGCGAACGATGACGAAGTCGATGCAGCGGGCGTCATTGGACGTGCGATCGACCAGGCGCATCCGGCCATCACCGGTGAGAAGCCGAAGACGGGGCCGCGTGATCGTTACAGCGAAACTAGTAAGTCAGAGGTCAAATCGTGGCGCGTAAGTTGAGGGCGAAGGAGGAGGAGAAGCCGAAGTCACCCGCCGAAACCGCGCTCGCCCTCGTTCGCAACCAGTTCCTCGACGCCGACAACTCGACCATCGATGAGCGCGATGAGGCCGAAACAGCACGCTCCTATTTCGACGGCACCGGGCACTGGACCGATGAGGAGCGAAAAGCGCTCGAAGCGCGCGGCCAGCCGTGCATCACCGACAACAAGGTCAAGGACAAGGTCGAGTACCTGCTCGGCATGGAGCGCAAGACGCGCACCGATCCGAAGGCCTATCCGCGCAATGTCGAAGACGAAGGCGGCGCCGATGCGGCGACCGATGCGCTGCGCTACGTCGCGGACGACAACATGTTCAACTACGTCCGCTCCGATGCGGCCGAGAACATGTTTATTGAGGGTCGCGGCGCGATCCAGGTGATCATCGACAAGAAGTACGGCGGCAAGATCCCGAAGGTCTGCGTCCAGCACGTGCGTTGGGATCGGTGCTACGTCGATCCACATTCGATGAAGGCCGACTACAGTGATGCGTCCTATAAGGGAATCATCACATGGATGGATTACGACGATGCGGTCGACCGCTGGCCTGGCATGGTCGCCGCCATCGATGAGTCCTTCACCATCGCGACCTCTCAGTCCGAGACGACTGACGACAAGCCACAGTTCGTCGTCAAGACAACGGGCCGCAAGCGCATCCAGGTGTTCGAGCACTACTTCCTGAAGAAGGGGAGGTGGCACTACTGCGAGTTCGTCAGCGGCGGCTTCCTGAAAGAGCCAGTGCTGTCGGCATACGAGGATGAAAACGGCGAGCCGTGCTGCCCGATCGAGATGCAAGCGCTGTACCGCGAGGGCGATACGGGCCGTGCATACGGCGCCATCAGGCGGTTCAAAGACCTGCAGGACGATTGGAATAAGCGGCGCTCGAAGTCCCTGCACCTGCTCAACAGCAACCAAGTCCTTATGGAGGATGGCGCTGCGGGCAGCGATTCGCCGGATGGCTTGACGGCGATCGACAAGGTCCGCCGAGAGGCAGCGCGGCCCGATGGCGTGCTCACTTTCATTCCTGGCATGAAGATGGAGATCAAGAACAATCTCGATCTCTCGGCTGGCCACGTGCAACTGATGATGCTCACTGGTCAGTCGCTCGATGCGACGGGCCCGAACGCCGCGTTGTCCGGTCAGACCGGCGATATCAGCGGCCGCGCGAAGCAGATCGACCAGCAGGGCGGCTTGGTCCAGATCGACAAGCCCTTCGATGCGATCAAGTTCCTCACGCTGCGGGTATACCGCCATATCTGGAATCGCATCACGCAGTTCTGGACGGCGGAGACCTGGATCCGCGTGCGCGGCGAGGAGCAGATCAAGTTCATCGCGCTCAACCGCAAGGTCACTCGCGGTGAACTCATCGCGGCGGAACTTAAGACCGCTGATATGCCGGATGAGGAGAAGGCAGAACTGCTGAAGGAGATTGACGCAAAGCCGGAGGAGTATGGCAAGGAAATCATCCTCAACAACGTCTCCGAACTCGACGTCGACATCACGATTGACGACGGTCCGGACGTGCTGACGCTGCAGCAGGAGACATTCACGACGCTCGGCGAACTGGCAAAGACCGGCATGGTCCAGATCCCGCCGAAGGCGCTCATCGAGGCAGCGCCGCTGCGCAGCTCGGTGAAGCGAAAGATGCTCGATGCCATGTCGGGCGCGAATGATCCCATGCAGCAGCAGATGGCAGCGATGCAAGCCCAGATGGCCGAACTCGCCAAGGCCAACGCCGAGTTCAAGAACATGCTGCTCGAAGCGCAGATCAGGAAAACAGTGGCCGAGACGAACAAGACCGAGGCGGCAGCGAAAGAAACCGCCGTCGATTCTGCGGTCAAGGTCGCCGAATTCATCTCGCCGGAGATGCCGGCAGCTCCGAAAACTCAGGTCAGTGTCAACTGAAGAAGGAAGCCTCGCGTGAAGCCAGTCTCAATGAAGATGACGAAGGCGGAGAAGAAAGAAAACTCTCTCGCCAAGCCCTACGAGGCACCGAACTACCCATATGGGTTACGACTTCGCCTCGAAAGCGACCAGCTCGAAAAGCTTGGGCTGGAGTCGCTGCCGAAGGTCGGCGCCAAGATGGTGATCGAGGCGACAGGCGTCGTGACCAGCGTCAGCCAGAACGAGAGTAAGGACTACAACTCGCGCTGCGTGGAGATTCAGATCGAGTCGCTCGCTGTCGAGGACGAAGAGACGAGCGACGATCTATCGAATATCGTGAAACGGAAGACCAAGCGCGCCTGACCGCGCAGCCACATCGAGTCAACCAAGCCCCGCAACGCAAGTTGGCGGGGTTTTCCATTTGTAGAGGGTGAGAAATGCGGACCGATCCACGATTCGGCATCGAGATATTTGACCAGGGGCTGCTTGCTCCAGGAAAGATCTGGGCGTTCGCGGATCTGCCGCCTGCTGACAAGGTCAAGGCATACACGCAGGTCTATACGGTCGAGTTCGGCCTTATGTCCTCTGACGGAGTCTCTTGGCGCGAGAAGAACGGTTCGCAGAAGATCGAACTGTTCAACGTCAGCCGTAATAACACGGCACACATTCGCGCAGCAGTCGCTCGTGTTCGCGCTGGCGCCGGCGCGGGGAAGCTTGCCATCATCGGCGATTCGACAACCGCAGGCATGTACGCATCGGGTGCCCAATGGGCCGGTAACCGCGCGCTGTCGATGCCGACATTCGTCGCGACCACGTTAAATGGCATGGGCTACAAGGCCCAGGCTGAAAGTATCTGGGGCAGCTCACAGAGCGCGAGCAATGCCAACTTCGTTGCCTATGATCCTCGTGTCGCCTTCGCCAACGGTGCGGGTGTCGTGACGTCGGGCACGTTTGATCTCGGTGGCTATGCTCTATTCCTGAGCGCGACGACTCACAAGGTGTCGTTCACTCCTGTGCTGCCATTCGACACGATCGATTTGTACTACCACACGTTTGGCGGAAACGGCACCTTCACGGTAGACATCGACGGCGGCGCAAGTTTAGGCACGATCAACACGAATCAGGCCAGCCTGTTCCGCAAGACGTCATTCTCGGTTGCGCTCGGAACGCACACCATCAACTGCAACTGGGCATCTGGCTTCTCGGTGTTCTCCGGCATCGCAGTTCGGGACACGACCACGCCCCGCATTGAGGTCTACAACATGGGTGCAGCCGGTAGCAAGGCTATCGACTGGCAGGATCAGGGCGCATCTCTGGTGACGACCGGCGTCGACGCAGTCTTCATCAATTTGACGATCAACGATGCAGTGGCAGCTACATCCCTGTCAGCGTATGAGGCCAGCCTGCAAACGCTGATTTCGAGCCTGCGGGCCGCCAATATCGATGTGGTGCTCATGACTGGAGCGCCAAGCAACAATGCGAATGCGACGAACGGCGTCCTGGACGGAATCATCGGCAAGCTCGGCAAGCTGGCGGGGGCGAACGACATCCCGCTGATCAACATTTGCAGCAAGTGGGCGTCATATGCTGCAAGCCAGCCGCTCGGCTACTACGGCGATGCCGGCGTGGGTTCGCTACACCCAAGTTCGACTGGCTACGCAGACATAGCATCCTCGGTGATCGCTGCTTTGACTCCCTGAGTCCGCAGAAGTAGCTGCACATACACCAAAGGCTCGGCCCGCAAGGTCCGGGCCTTTTTTCGTTTCTGGCTTTCCCTGCCTTCACGGGACGCGACTGCGGCGATACGGCTGATGACAACGGGTCTCCCTGACCGATCCCAGGCGAGCGTGACTGCGACGACACGGCTGTTCGAGGTATGACGACGATGGACACACTTGCAGACATTCTTTCTGGTGCGGATGACGAATCCGCCGCTTCTGAGACTGCGTCCACGGCCGCTGCTGCGGCTACGACGACGGATGTAAAAACCGCGACCACCGCTGCTGCTGACAAGCCAGCGAAGGAAGCCGCCGCTGCGACATCGGCAGCGAAGACGCCTGAGCAGACTGCTGCTGCGGCCAAGGACGAACCAGCCGACAAGACTGGTGAATCCGAAACCGAAGCACAAGCCGCCGAGCGTACTCGGAATGAGAAGGGTCAGTTCGCGAAACCTTCAGACGAAGTCGCGGCGCTGCGTAAAGCGGCGACCGAGGAACGTCGAAAGCGGCAGGAGGCCGAGCGCGAACGAGACGAAGCACGGAAAGCCAAGGAGGGTGAGGCACCGAAGAAGGACTTCCTCGAGGATCCGGAGGGCGCATTTCAAGAGCGCCTCACACCGATCCAACAGAAGTACGAATCGGAGCTGTTCGAGCTTCGTGAAGAACTGGTGCGTGCAAAGCACGACGACTACGACGACGTAGTCAACGAGCTGATGGAAGAGGCGAAGGCGGATCCTGCCCTCGCTGTCCAACTCAACGCGCAGTTCAACGCGGCGGGGCGCAAGCCCCAGTTTCTCTACACTTTCGCAACGAATCGACGCGAGATGAAAGCCGTCGGTGGCGACCTTGGTAAATACAAGGAAACCATCAAGACCGAATTCAAAACGAAGATCAGCACGTTGGAAGCCAAGGTCTCCACGATGGAGGCAGAGAACAAAGCGCTCAAGACCCAACTGGAGAACGTCGGCAAGGTTCCTGACTCGCTGAATTCAGCGTCCTCAGCGGCGCGCGCAGCGGTGCAAGCCGAAGCGCTCGACGACGAACCGCTCGGGGACATTCTCAAATCCCGAAAACGCCGCTCGGCATAACCCAACCAACCGCCCACCGAGGCGGTTTTTTTATGCCTGCGGCTAATGGAGCACAGCCGTGGAAACCGCATTAGTTGCTGCGAATCGAGTAAAGAAGTGGGAGAAGAAATTCTTCCGCGAGTATCTGCGTGATGGTCGATTCACGCCGTACATGGGTACGGATGAATTCTCCATGATTCAGATCAAGGAAGACCTGATGGCCACCGCCGGCCAGCAGCTGTCGATCACGCTGATCAATCGTCTGAAGGGTCCTGGTGTCACCGGTAAAGCGGTGTTGAAGGGCAACGAAGAGCAGATGGACCAGCGCACCTTCGTGTTCACTGTGGATCGTGTCCGCAACGCCGTGCTGCACGATGGTCTGGAAGAGGACTTCTCGGCGATCGACCTGGTGGAGGCGAAGGATGCCATCATCAAGGACTGGTTCAAGGAGCGCATGCGCGATGAACTCATCGCGGCAATGGGCTCGATCAACGGTATCGCGTATCTGACAGCTTCGGAGGCGCAGAAGGATACCTGGCTCACCGACAACGCGGATCGCGTGCTGTTCGGCGCGTCGCTGTCGAATGGCTCGTCGAACGATCACTCGACGTCGCTGGGCAACATCGACAACACCGCGGACAAGTTCCTCGGCGCTGCGCTGAAGCTGCTCAAGCGTCGGGCAAAGAACGCGAACCCGAAGATCCGTCCGATCAAGGTGAAGGGCGACGAGGAGTGGTACGTCGCATTCGCTGGCACCAACACCTTCCGTGACTTCTCGGAAGATCCGGTGATTCAGCAGGCCAACCGCGACGCGCGCGAGCGTGGCGAGGACAACCCGCTCTTTACCGGTGGCGATCTGATCTACGACGGCTGCATCGTTCGCGAAGTGCCGGAGATCCCCGACATCATCGGCGTCGGTAACGGCGGCATCAACGTGGGCCCGGTGTACCTCTGCGGTGCGCAGGCCCTCGGCGTTGCCTGGAAGCGTCGGACTCGCCTCATCAAGGATGTGGATGACTACGGTACCAAGATGGGTGCCGGCGCAGAGGAAGTGCGCGACATCAAGAAGCTGCTGTTCGGCGCGGGCCCGACGGATACGAGCAACGCCAAGCAGCACGGCATCGCAACGGGCTACTTCGCTTCCGTCAGCGACACCTGATCT